TTATTTTTCTATTGGCATTATTTCTTTTATTTCATCTATCGGAATTCCATACCACACCTTTCCCGTGTCAAGCTCTATTTCTTCTTTCCCTGACTCTGTATCGAATTCACTCTCTGTGTTTGTAATTACTCCTCTAAATTTTTTATCATCGACATCTGTCACAACAACAGTTTTCCCTATATATTCTTTTACCTCTTCGTATTTCACAAAATCATCTCCTTTTACTTGGATAATCTGGCACAATATGAATTCCATCTTTTGCGTAGTGTATTTTAAATACTGGCGTATTTGCATAATTGCCATTTCTGTTATCAACAACTACCCCCACAATTTTATCATTCGTCACGATAGTTTCTTGATGATTCCATTCTCCATGCCTATTATATTTTATTATTCCCTTTCCGGAATATTTCTGCACAAGCTCTAATATTTCATCATCTGATATCGTAATATAGGATGGTCCATATTGTCCTTTTTCTTTCAAAGCTTTTTCTCTTATATTGTAAAGCTCTGTACCCTTTCTATGTATTTTTTGTCTTTCTGCAACCTTTTTTATATTTTGGTCAGATATAATTTTCTTCTTAATTTCTCTGATAACCGAATCATCTTCCGGAGAGAGTCCTATAAGTTTCTTTGATTTTATTTTACCACTTTCCTTGGATTCTGACCATCTTTTTGTGTGCACATTCTGACGTGTCCCATCGCCCGGCTCATACTCTACCAAACACTTGCAATGCTGATGTCTTCTGAATACATCGTTCCCGGTATCGGATACTTTATCATAATCGTACACTCCGGCCAACGAATTACACCAAGCGCAACATTTTCGAGTAGATGTGCGCACAATTTTAGGGCTGAGTCCTGCTTTACTCTGAAAATCAGCATTTGCTCTAACAGCATCATCTACAATCGCTTGCGTGAAATTAATTATCGGCTCTCTCAACATATATGCAATCTCATCATAATTTTCTCTTCCCGAAATAATGTCTATAATTCCTTGTGCTTTGTCCTGATTGAATTCGGGTCTGATTGCTTTGATTCCGATGCCTGCTTTTTCATTCAGCTGCTTTTGTATCTCACTTGAAATCTCTGATACAATATCATAGTTTCCCTGCAGCATAGGTCCTATAACTCTCTCAGCAATATTATAATACATCCTGCCATCCGGCAGAACCGCCGAAGAAATTGTCTGATCAAAAGCCCCTGATAATATCTCTCCTGTTTTAATAGCAAATTCATGTGCCTCCTTATAGGTTGCACTTCCTTTGCTAATCTTATCATACAATTTTTTTATAGTGCTATCATTCTCAAATTTTCTTTTAAACTCCTCTTGAACAGTTTCAAACAACTTCGGTGCAATATCTTCCATGACTCCTCCTAAAATCCCGTCAAATCTCTCATTTTATTTTCGTCAATATAGCCTGGTATTGCTTGATTGATCTTAATAGCTCCATCTCCATAGGAACTTAATGCTGCTGCATCTGGTTCAAACACCGGTTCCCATTTTGGTCGCGTGAGATAAAACTGTCTTCTTTGATACGGGAAATCATCCCTCAGGCAAGCAGCCAGATACCCTACATTTAGGAACCCTGTGCCGAAAGTCCGTTGTGCTTTTCGCGCAATCAACCGTAGATTCTCATGGCTTGCTTTGATCGCCTCTGCGCTGGATGGATTATCTGTAACAAATCCTAGATCATCTAAAGTCAGCCCCGTCTCTCCTGCAAATAGTCCCGCGAACATCTTGAGCTGCTCCGTATGCGGTGACATGCTTTGCTGACTAAATTGGCCAAAAGTAGGTTTGTCTCCCTCATCATCTTTTGTTATTTCAATCAGCGATGACATCGTTGCCTTCCACTTATCCATTGGATCAGCATCTTGCGACGTTCCAACAACCCACTTCTGCGGAAAAGAATAGAATTCTGCTGCAATCTCTGATCTCTTAACTGTTCGCATCGCACTGTTTACAATGTCTATGCATGCCCGGCTGATCCGGCTGTGTCCGAATGGTCTTGCTGCATCCGGTCGAAAAATGATTGGAACTAAAAGCGGATGATCCACGTTATTCGGAACATCTACCCATCTTCCGCTTGTATGGATCCGCGTAAGTCCCGGAGCGAAATATGCTTCCGTGATTGGATTATAATTGCTATCTCTTTCCAATACCGCATATCCCTCTTTCAATAGACCAGTGGACTGATCTATGATTCCGGTTGCATTACTTCCGTCAATTACCCTAAGTCTCGGATATCCTTCATTGTCCTCCGAAATGTACACAAAGCAACATGCCGAAATCAGCGCCGATAGTACTGCGCTATCAAAAAAAGTGTCTGGATTATTCATCGCAAAGATCTGTCCTATATCAAAGTTGTCTTCCGCAAATCCCCGAAATACAATTCGATCGGCCAGATTGTCCACTGCTTTTCCACACCACCCAAGCACTGTCTGTGCATTTCTGAGTTCAGGCGGCGTGGACACTTGGAAATCCTTTATTCTATTCTTCATTTCATAGTAGTTATATCGCATTCTTACCCGGCTTCTTTTTCCATTCAGCCGCCTTTTTAAGTATTCTGCGCCCTTATAATTTGTCATCTCAGATCTCCTTTTCTTTTAGCGTGTGTTTTTTTTCACAGTCGCCGTGAACCTCTTTCCCATAACAATATGGGGGAGGTATCCCCCCTCTATCCTTTCGTGCTTTTTCTTATATTTTTCCAGTCAAATGTATGTGGCAGCACTCGGTTACTTATGATCTCTTCTTTCTTTTCGCCGGCTCCTTTTATTATCTTATCGCTCTTTTGTCTGTTGCACGTCCAATGAGCCAGCTGGAGGTTATCTATATCAGATGGGTGGCCCCCCTTATTAATCGGCATAATGTGATCAATGCACGGAGACAATGGATGCGGATACTTATACGAAAAGTCTACCGGCTTTCCGCATATTCCACACACTGTTTGAGTTGCATATATCTTCTTCTTATTCCGTTCAAACGCTCCTCGATGCGATCCATCTCTATCTGGCCTGTATGCCATGCTGTTTCCCTCCCTACTTCGGACAATGAGAATCGAACTCATGACACACGGCTTATAAGGCCGCTGCTCTACCAACTGAGCTATGTCCGATTGCATTAAAAAACGCCCCAACATCGTGGAGCGTTTTCTCTGTGAGATTCGTATTATGAGCTTTTCCCTCTTCGGGATGATACCATAATAACACAGTTCCTACTGACATTCACTGACATCTTTCTGCGGTATATTCAAATTCGCAAGTGCTTTCCCGTGGAATCTATGTATCTGTCTTTCGGAATATCTCATTTTCTCGGCGATTTCCCACCAGTCCATTCCTTTTATGTACCGATAGAACAACACATCTTTTTCATTCTGGCTGCTCAATTTATCAATCGCTTTCCTTACATCCATGAATATATTAATTCGCTTATATCTATCCTTGTTCAATTTCCTTTCCAGACCGTCAATTTGTGCTGCATATCCTGATAGATCGCTACTCTTTGACCCACGAGGCATTCCATCTCCGGTCGCCGATATGCCCATCTTCATGCTTCTGATTTCTGCAATCTCTTCCGTATTTCTCCGAATGCTCCTAACACATTCCTGATATCTCCAAAGATATTCTTTCTTTAACTCATTTATCTTCTGATTTTGCTTGTCTTCCTGCAGTAATCTCACTCAAATCAACTCCCCATTTTCTCAGACATTGTTTTACACTATACTCTTTATATGCTGGACGCTTAAACGCTTGCACGGCATTATCTGGAGCCTTATGACTTTCCATCTCGTCATAGTGCTGTTCCTGGTCCATCTTCATCTGCCTGCGGTTTCTTCTATGCTCCATTTTTTCACTCCTTTCCTCCTTTATATGGCTCTGGAAGTGGCTGCCATGCTACAATATCAGTTAAATAAGGTCTTGTATGATTAACCCTATTATCATTATGCCATGTATCTTGTCCATCAAAATAAGCACTATCGGATATAAAAGCATCATCAACCAACCGTGTAACATTGTATACTCCATTTTTATTCGGTAATCTCTCTTCTACCGGAATCCAGTCGTTATCTTTCTTCCCATCCTCAAATCCTTTTTGATACCATTTTCTCCTGCTGCATCCTTCACAGTTTGGGATTTCATCCATGTGGGAACGGATAATATTTTCGGCATCTTTGATTGTTATTACCTCTTCAACATATTTTCCATTCTGAGGTTGGTTATAGTTTTCCTTTGACGTTGCCACTAATATCATTTTCCCTTCAATCTCTTCCAAAATCTTCTCTACTTCTTCTCTAAAAGAGCCACACGGCTCTTCCTGCCATGCATGCTCTTTCATCGAGGTTTTATTCCTTTTCTTTGACAAAATATACCCTCCCACACTTCGTACACTTGTATCTTCTCCTTACGTTTATGATTCTCCTAAATCTTTCACAGCCGCATCTGCAATGCTGTCGTACGCCATCTTCATCTCTTAATACAACAGCCCTATCAGCTTCCCTGAATATCATTTTCCTATCACCTCCTTTCTCACCCTGCTGCATCCTGGCAGGAAGATTTTATGTTGTGATATATTGTTACTCCTTTTCAGAGTCGGTGCTATAAATAATTTTTCTTGAATATCTCAGTCCAGTTCAGATGTGGATACTCTATCATGAATGCTGCCTGTGCATCTCTGCACAATAACTCTCTCACTTCTCTGTTTGTATGCGCCGCTTCCTCTCCGTATTTGTGATGTACTTTACATAACTGCACTTTTAGCCCATATTCTTCACTCAATTCCCTTTGGCCGGATCCGAATACTACATGATGTTCTTCCGTTTGTTTGTATGTATAGTCATTGTGGAGGGCGGCGCACAAATAGCAGTATCCGCTTCCTTTTGGATGCATGATGCTTTTTCGATGTTTCTTTCTTTTCACTTGCTGCGCTCTCTTCTTTGTTTTCCATACCTCTTTCGGAAATGCCATCATGCTATAATCTATTTGATCGATCATATCTGTTCTATTTCGATTCCCCATTTTTTATCCACTTTCATCTCAAACCATTTTTCCAACACTTCCCTATCTGCCAATAGCTCCACCTTTAAATATTTGTGCAAGTAATCTGCTGCCCCATGCTCCGTCAGACTGTTTAGATATTCTTTTCTTGTCACAATCTCATCTGCCGGCAAAGGCTGCTCCTCCAAAAGTTTGTCTTCCTTCATTTCTTCTGTAAGTAATTCCGGATAATCCGTCACATCCATCTGCCCTTCGATCTGTTCTTCTGTTATTATTTCCTGCTCATTTTCAAAAGATTTTTCCTGCTTTTGCGCCGGCGCAATTTCTTCTTTTTTCTGCTCAGAAGTCTGTATTTTAGGAGCTTCCTCATGCTTCGCGTCCACTTTATTTTCCGTAATATTTTCTTTTGTTTCTGGGTTCGCTATCTCCTCTTGATCTTCTCCAGGAGTCTCTTCGCCAAAATAATTCTTCCAGGTTTCCTCGCCTGCTGCCATTTCAAAAATTTGTCTTGTAATCTGGTAAAATTCCCACCAGGTTTTATTTTGCGGACTTTCTCCAAATCTCTTTATGGCTACTCGGTTCTCATACATCATCAGAAAATACATGCCCTTTTTATAGGATCGATTTCCGGCCGGATTTACAAGTTCTATAAACTGCTTAATATCTGTTTCTGCATATTCTCTCTTGAATACTTCATTTAGAATATCCGGATTGTCTTTATAGAAGTTCTCTACCAGTTTGTACAAATCATCCGCAACGCCCTCTTCCGGTGCCTCTTTATTGAATCGCTTCAATTCTCTGATGTTCTCTCTTGAGGTTTCCGATTGTACCATTTGTCTATCACTGTCCGGCAGTTTTAACATCTCTTCAAGCTGACTCCGGCCAAGGTCTGCATATTCCGGACGAAGTGTTTCTGAATATCCATCAATCGAATACTCTCTATTGATGCTCATAAACCGACTTGTCGTGGATGGCTCAAGTCCATACTCCTGTTTGGCAAAATCAGCTATACTTTTATATCTATCACGCTCATATAGCTTTTGATCATCAATCTGACGAAGAACAAATCCAATCCGCACAAAACTCTGTTTGATTCCTAATAATTCCCGCTTCAGCTTTTGTTTTATCTCCACCCAATCATTGAGTGTCATTTGCACATATTCCATATCTGCCTCCTTACGCTATGGCCGCCGTCTGGATTGTTTCCGTCAGCGTTCCTGTTTTCAGTTTCATCAGCCAGGTGTCCAGCCATGTCCGCACATTATTTTCATCCGGTTTTTTGTTCTTATCCCCGTGCCACTGTAGAATCCTCGGATTTTTCGCATCTATCTCAACCGTGATATACGGAACGTCAGGCTCTTCTTTGAATCTCAGCATCAGTATGTACGTCTTTCCAGTGTTGTGTTTGTCCAGATATGTATTTCCTCCCACGCAATGATGGAGCAGACGCCCCTCCATGACAATTTCCTCCGCTGATCTGGCCGGTCTGATGATATATCTGCCATCTTCGTATAGATATGTATTTCTGAGTCTCCTGTAAACGTGCCGGATCTCTGGATAACGCTCTGCCACCTCTTTTAGGTGTTTGTCCATTTCTTCTTTGTTGGTTTCCATGACCATTTTGTTATGCGCCGCCTCTAAGTCCTGCGGCTGTTGATATACCGTGTTGCTGATATCATATCCTAGGTTTATCCTCATGCTCAGATAATCGGCATATGTTGTGGCTGTGTTCCTGATTCGGGCTGAAGCACTGCTGCACTCTGCCCCATACTCACAGCCGGCATATTTTTCTATGCGATTGAGTAATTTTTGCAACGTCATGTATCTAGTAGCCATTTCCACCTGTGTTCCACTCAAATTCGTTTCTGCCAAGTGCTCCACCTGTTCATCCGTCCAGTTTTGTCCCTGACGTTTTTCCATCTGCATGACTCCTAGTAGCTTTGTGTCTCCTTTCTTTCTGATGAGCTGTTTTACTCTCTCCTTTCGGATTCCCAGGAACTGATCCGGCCGTCTTGCATTCTCATCAGCAACAATGCCGTAATAGCATTTGACCAGCTTTTCCACCACGTCAGTCAGTCCCATCTTTACCAGGACCTCAATTTGTGGCATCTGACTGTAGCGTTTCAGGTAATCAATCGGATTGATTTTTCCCATGTTCTTTGCGTATTCCTGCAATGCACTATACCGGAACATTGTCCCTTTCATTTCTTCATATGTCTCTGGCATGATCAGACCGGCACTGATTGAAATATTTGCCATTCCGTACAGATTACAGTCATCCCAGAAATCTTTTCCCATATATGGATCATGTTTGTGATAGTCTATCTGGATCTTTTTCCCTGGTTCAAAATATGCCCTCGCAATCTCTACTCCGGAGAGTTCTTCACAGGCGTTGTACATCTCAGGTCCTTTATTCCCAGAAATAAATCCCAGTGTCCACTTTTTCCCAACTTCCACATAACGCATAACCATTCCATTTTCTTTGTACTTCTGTCCCAAAAACAGATAAATATGTTTACTGTGAGTTCCTTTCACTTTTCCCTGACATTTGTACTCTCCGCGTGCTCCGCACATTGGACAGGTACCATAGTTTCCCTCTCTCGGTTCTTCCGTCCATCTCTGTAACTGGCTCTCGTAGGAAATTCCGCTTTTCCATCTCGCATCTGTTACGCCCCCGCACTTGCTGCAGGCTATATGCGCCCAACATCCATGTTTTTTGTAATACAGATAATGCTGACCGTGAAAATACAATCTGTCCGCTCTGTCCAGGATCTCTTTCTTCGGTAGTTCTCCGGTATTTGCCATTCTGTCTGCCAGAGCCTCCTTCCGGCGCATATACGCCTTGTGTTCCCTGTTCCGTCTTACCGTTGTTACAATATCGTTCTCATGATCGTATATGTATTCCCACCAGCATCCCTCATCGTATACAGTGGCCTTGCAGAACTTCTTTATCCTTTCCAGATCCTCTGTGCTCTGGAGGATATTTTCTTTTTTCTCTTGCTCCCATGTGGGATGCTTTTCTCCCCATATCACTCTCCCATAACAACTGTCAGTCTTTATTTTCTGTCGTGTCCATTCTTCCTTTTCTGGCCAATATGTACCAAAATCCTTTTTTGTGAGCACGATCCGCACCAGTGGTGTTTCTTTTGCCCCTTTTTTGTTCCTGTACACCTCCAGGAAAAGATGCCTTTCGTGGCCGACAATCTTGACCGCCGTGACGCCAATGTATTTGACAGCCTTTTTTCTGCTAGTTTCCTTTAGACCGAAATACGGTATTTTTTCAATAGCTTTCTTTTTCATCCGTCCCACCTACTTTCCCATGTAATAGTCCATGATGATTTTCTTTGCTCTGCCCATCCCCGGAATCCCAAGAGTGACTTTTCCTGCCGTCACACCTGCAGCTTTTACAATCTCTTTGTCAATGGTTTGCTGATTCTGAAAGGACCACAGCAACAGTGCTGCCATGCATCCTTTCAGTGCTTTTCCTTTTTTCCGCACATTGTGAGCCAGCAACTCATTTTCCATGCATTGGCCACGCAAATATTCTACCCAGTCTTCCATGATCTCTTGTGGTTTTAATTGTTCCGCTTCAACATCAATTTTTCCAAGTGCTGCTGTAAGAGAATCGCAGAGCACCGGAATATCCCCGGCCAAATACATAGTGACAAATTCTTCCGTGATTCCATTTTCTTTCGCCATGTCTCGCAGACTCTCTGTATCCCCTTCATTGAAGAGGTTTTCTGCCAGCTCATTTATTTCTTTGTAGCTGTCCATCTCTCCAAATTTGTTAAATAGTATCTTTTCCTGTTCTTTTTTACTCATGTAATCGCCCTCCGTTTTTAGTATTTTCAACATTTTCTTGCTTTTTGAACCGCTCTTTTGCCTGCTGCCGCATCCACTCACTATACTCATGCCTCCTCTCTCGTATCATTTCTACCTCGTGCTTGTCCAATTCTTCAGATACCTGTTCCCAAAGTTCCCTATTTTTAATTTCTTCCCCCTTGCAATTCTTAAAATCCCGACTTTTCCACATTTCTAAGTTGCCGTTTTGATAATTACTCACGAGATAACTTGAATCTGTCCGTATTTGAAGAACACATGCTTTATTCAGTATTTTCAATGCTTTCAGCAATGCAGACAATGTCGATTTATGATATGTTGTCCTTTCTTCGCAGACAAACACTTCTCTTGTTTCAATTTCTCCATTTTTCCTCCGGTATTCTGCTACCGCCGCATACCATCCGGCACCCTCACCTGTACGCAATGGCCCTTTCAAAGAGGTTTCAATGAATATCTTTACCTCAAACATTTTTTAAATCCTCCTGTTTATTCGCACCATCGTGTAGTGTCGGTATTGATACCCTGTTACCGGGTTGATCCCTTCCACTACTGATTCTTTATCTATGTAATATCCTTTGTAAGGTTTGATGTCTTTCCATTCCCCTTTTATTGGTTTTATCTTCGGTTCCGGAACCGGAAGATTTCTTGAATGTGAGTAGCTGCTCTCTTCTCCTTCTTCCGACTCTTTCGTGATATAGTCGGCAAGCGCTTTGTAACCTCCATCTTCATACAGCAGGCGGATATATACTCCTCCAAACGTCCACAACCGTCTGATCAGCTTATCTCCGCCTTCCAACCGATTCATAATCAAATGGAAATGGATTGCCCCTCTTCTTCCCCTCTCAATATTGATCATCCATTTGAAGCTTCTGTTCTGTTTCTTATATTCTTTTCGGATCTGTCTTTGCAGTTTTCCCCAGATCTTTTTCGCTCCTTCCATATCTGGCCGAAGTTCTTTTTTAAAGGTGAGAGTAAAGTAATAATCATCCTCTTCAAAATTGTGCATGAGCATACGTCTTGCCCTCTTAGCTTTATTGAGCTGATTCTGCTTCTTCACCTGCTCTGGAGTGGCTTTCCTTTTCTTCTGCCTTTTCTGTCCCTTTGCTCCATATCTGCCATCAATATATTCTTCAATCTCAATCCATTTTGACTGCCTTAATCGGTATTCCTTTTTCTTTCTCATTGTGCTCACCTATGTCGTAACTTTAATATCTTAATCAAGTTATAAAAGGGGTTAAACCCTTTCCTTTTTCTTGACTTTGCGCCCGCACAGATGTATACTTTAACTATGGTTTAATATCTGTGTGGCGGACGTCACTGGCACATCTGTTTGCGGCAGATGTGCTATTTTTTTGCGTATCTTCGAATTCGTTTTTTCTTCAGCTCTTCCCTTCTCGCTCTGTCATAATTGGTTTCATAATAATACTTGTCCGCTTTTTTGTAATAATGGAATTCTTCATATTTTCCCTGAATACTTCCTATGTATTCCATATCAATCGGAGCCTCTGAAACAGATCGAGCTTCTTTCGAAGCTCTCGTTAACTCATCTATAGGTTTTCTCTCCTTTCTATCACGATCTATCCTTCACTTTTTCAAACAATTCTCCCACGATACTGATCGCACAATCTGCATCCGAATTGGTTCTAATTCCCATATTGATGTCGAAGCCATTTCCTGACGAGAATCCTTTTGTTTTTCCATACAGACAAATTGCATGTCCAAAATTTGAAAATTCGATTGCAATGAATGGGAATCCTCTTTCGCCATAACCTCGCTCATGAATATCAAGCACCAAATCCAATAGCTTATGTATCTTTTCTCTGCTTACCATTACACTTCCTCCAATCTTTCTATCAAACGAGTCACGTCTGAACTAATCTTTAGTAACTCATTCTTAATTCTTTTCTTAAATAGTTCCTCCTCTGCTCCTCCGCAGCTCAACTTATCATATAGACATTTCAGGAGATGATGGTTCTTCGTGCTTTCCGTACCTAGATACTTTGTCGCAGCATCTAAGTTACCTCTTGCAAGTATCTCATGAAATGCGTACCGGATATTTTTCTCTGCTGCCTTATAACTAATGCCGTGCATCGTAGCTACTTTCTCATACAAGATCATCATCCTGGCATCTCTCCACGCCCGGTCCGATTCATAGAGTTCCATCACATCAACAATATAACGGAACCCGCTCAGATTTCTCGGCATCCCCATCTCCTGAAGCGCCCGCTCTGCTTTTTCTTTTATCATTTGACTTTTTCCCACCTTTTTCTTATAATTAAGTTGGATTATTACCTGAGGGCGCTTACCGGTTTGCCGACCGTGCGCTCTTTTTTATTGGTCGTCGTGAGATGTCGATCAACTGCAAATCTTCTAATCCTCTTTTTGCTCTAAACGGAATGACATTTGCAAGTGCTTCTCTTGACTCATACTGCTCTACTTTCCCATCTTTGTTTAATAATTTTCCCAAAATCATGCTTGTCCACCTCCTTTCTACCGCCTAAGCGGTTTTCTCCTCTGTAATCTTTTCGAGTGTGTAGTCAATTTCTACATGTTCCTGCTCCTCTATTAAGGAGATCAATACCGCTATGATTTTTTCCATATCGGGTTTCATTCCTCATCACCTCTCTTAAAGATATGCTCCGCTGTTTGTCCTTGTTTCGTGTTCTTTTTGCGAAGTTTGTACACGGATACATCCTGCTGCTCTCAAGGCAGTTATTATATTTCCTACAACCTTTACAAGTCATTACACCTCACCCTTTAACCGAATAATAATGTAAGTGCAATATGTATCAGGAGTGCAAAAACCATAGATATTAAAATAATAAATATTGTAGTTTTCGCACCAACGGTATATACCATCGTGCTGATTAAAGACACCGCGCAAAACATCAAAATAATTATTCCTAAAATTATCCTTAACACATTTTCACCTCTTTCTTCTTGAATTTTTATTGTCATTTGTTTCCATATCTCCTATACTGTTGATACAGGCACCGCCATGCCGAGTATTATGAAAGGAGTTACATATCATGAGAAATAATACTTTAATCGAAAAAGTTGTTGAGATCACTGTTGCTAAGATTTCCGGAACTGATACAGCTACAAATCAAGTATCTGGAAAAGCAACTGCTGCATTTATGCAAGAGATCTACGATAAGTTAGTCGAACTCAACAAGAATGACGATTAATCCATCTTTCTCTGGCAGTCATTAATTCTGCCAGAGCCTTCATTTCTTCTGACAATACTTTTCCTGATTCCTCTTCTGAAAAATCTTTTGTGATTCTATCGCAAGCTTCTTCAATTACCTTGTCTACCTTTTCAACTTCGAACACCTTATTCACCTCTTTTTCTACTCTAGGAAATACTCAATACTTACTCCAAAATAGTCTGCTAAAATTTTAAGCTTTTCCGCTTTAGGTTTACTTCTTCCTCTTTTCCAATCTGATAATACCGACTGAGCAATTCCCGTATCTTTCGATACTTGATATGCTGTTTTGTCAGTTTTACACAATAACTTTGCAAAATTTTCGTACATTTTCACACCACCTTTTGCTTTTCGTTTGATTGCATTTACTACGGAAATGTGATATACTTCGGTTGTGAAGCAAAATATATAACAATTCGTAGCATATACACTTTTATTTTACAACGGTTTTCTTGTGTATGCTCATATAATACTACGTGATTCCGGTTTAGTCAATAACTTTTATCGGTTTTCTTTAGTATTGTTTGTTTTTTATGAAAGGTGAACAAATTATGTATGAGATTTTTAGTAAGTTGTTGCAGGAGCACGGAGTGACTCCTTACAAGGTAAGTAAGGAAACTGGTGTTTCTCAATCTACTCTAAGCGATTGGAAACGGGGAGTTAGTACCCCAAAAATTGATAAATTACAAAAAATTGCAAATTATTTTGGTGTTTCAGTCGAATATTTACAGACTGGTAAGGAATCTGAGATCACAGATAAAAAAGATATGTCTACATCCACTCTCACAAAAAGAGACACCAAACAAATAGAAGCTATTTTGAGTGATACCGAAGCCCTTTTAAAACAAGATGGACTTATGTTTGATGGGGATCCCGCCTCACCCGAGGCGATTGACTCTATTTTGTCAGCTATGAAAATAGGAATGGAAATGGCAAAACAGAAAAATAAAGAAAAATATACTCCTAAAAAATATAAAAAGGATTGATTCTCATGGACATTAAAGAACGAGTGAATGAAATAGCACTTAAATATGGCACTAGAAATCCACTCAAGATCATAGAAGCAATGGACATCATTTTGATTCGCTATCCATTAGAGGGAGTTCGTGGCTTTTATCATTACTTTCAGCGTAATCATATTATTTATGTGGATGAGCGTCTTTCTGAGCAAGATTTTCTTTTCGTAGTTGCTCATGAGCTTGGGCACTTATTTTTACATAAGGATAGCAATTCAATATTTATGGATACACGAACTAATTTTGTGGCAAACAAATTCGAGATGGAAGCTGATCGGTTCGCCTTGAATCTCCTTATCCAGGATTCGGATATTGAGGAGCATTTAGATTTTACCACCGAACAGTTTTCTAGATTATTTGGATATCATAAAAATATGATTGAATTGAGATTAAAAGACTTTAAATGATATAACCGCTTTGGCGTTTATATAAATGTGGCGTACTAAATAGGAAATGCAGGGGAAAGAGAGAAAACAATATGAAAAATAAATATGTTCGCATTTTAGTCACTTTTTTTGGTGGATGGCTTGGAATTCACAAATTTCTTGATCACAAAATTGGTCTTGGAATTTTGTATTTATTCACTGGTGGTCTTTTTGGGATAGGATGGATTATTGATACTATTAATGCCTTCCGTCAACCTTCTTTTGATTCATTAAACAAAAATCCAGTAATTGAATTTTCCAATCCCACTCGCATTGGTGAAAACTTATATGAAAGTATTTTTCAAGTTGCCGGTACAGCTTACTATGAAAATAACATAAAGTCTCTTTTGACACCGAATAAAGATTTTCTTCTTTCAGGTTCTGCCATTGCCAAAAAATATCATGGGGAAAGAAAAATCTATGAATATAATTATTTAAACAAAGAAGCCGTTTTAGTCCCTGAGCCAAACAATCCACACGATCCCAATGCTATTATGGTTCTCGTGGACGGTTTTTTGGTTGGCTATGTTCCTCATGAATATACTGCTTTTCTTCATAATTTTATAAAGAAAAATTTTGTTCTATACACTTCTGCTTTTATAACCGGTGGAAATTATAAAATTGTTTCTGCAGATGGAAGTTCAGTTTTTTTGGAAAGAACATGTTCTGTCAGAATAAAAATAGGCTATAAAAAGAACTAGTGTATTTGATAAAAAAAACGAAAGGGGTTTAATTTAATTTGGATTTCAAAAAAGTACTTGCAAGTAAAATACAGAAAACACATCATCACCCTTTTTTATTTGTTGGAGCCGGGTTTTCAAGAAGGTATATCAACACCGAACGCTGGGATGATTTATTAAGATATTTTTGTATTGAATTCAGCAATAACGAATTCCTATATGACTCATATGCTTCTCAAGTTAGTGAACAAGATTATTATGGTAAGCAACCTAAAATTGCTAGTTTACTAGATAAAGATTATACTCAAGCAGTTTTAACTCAAGCCAGTTTTTCCGATTTTAGAGAAAAATACAAAACAGAAATTCACTCTGGAATTTCCCCTTTAAAATTAGCTATATCTGAACATCTGGCAAATAAGAAGTTAGATGATATTTCTGAGGAAATATTAGAATTGAAAAAAGCGGCAAAAAGAAATATTTCCGGTATTATTACGACAAATTACGATTGCTTATTAGAAGATATTTTTAGTGATTACAACGTTTATATAGGTCAGGATGAATTGATTTTTTCTGATATATATGAAATTGGCGAGATCTATAAAATCCATGGTTCTGTTACTAAACCTGATAGCATTATTATAACTGCAGAAGACTACAATAAGTTTGAAGATAAACAAGCATATTTAATTGCTAAAATTCTGACTATCTTCTTAGAATATCCAATTATATTTCTTGGCTACTCTTTACAAGACAAAAATATCCAAAATATTTTAAAAACTATTGCACATTGCCTAAGTCAAGAAAAATTAGATATTTTAAAAGATCGTTTTATCTTTGTTGAATATGAAGATGGTGATGATATTTCATCCCATGGCCAATCCTTTGAAAATGGTGCCCGAATTGAAATGACTAAAATTCGTACAAAGAATTATTTACCTATCTTCCAGGCTATTAATGAAGTTGACGCTCGATATAATCCTAAAATATTAAGAGAATTGAGAAAAGATATCTATTCATTGGTCCTAGATACAGAACATAAATCAAAAATAGTTGCAACTGGTTTTGAAAAAATTGATTATCTAAAAGAAGATTCACAATTTATATTGGGCGTTGGTGTTTCTCATGGCAACGGGCATTTAGTAAAGGCTGAACAACTTTATGAGGATATTGTCTTAGACAATCAATATTTTAACCCTATGCTAGTGGTGAAAGAATATCTTCCAGAATTATTAAAATCAAATGCTGGTGGATTACCTATGTATAAGTATCTCAAAGAATATTCTTCACCTGTCTATGGTCGCATTCAGCAAAATATAATAAAATACTCAAAAATAAATGACTATTTGAATGATTTATTACGTGAATCTAAAAAAAGTTATAGACGAGGTCTTTCGCAATATTCAGTAAATAAAATAATAGAATTAGAAGGTGAAACTGCAGCATATAAAAAATTGTACTTTTTAGAAGAGGAAGAAATCAATATCAACGACCTAGAAAATTATTTATACCGCATTATTTCAAAAAATATTGTTGAATTAAAAGGAAATTCAGAATTAAAACGCTTAATACGAATTTTCGATTTTATAAAGTATAAAAGCGTTCACGATAAATTATTTAATAGTGCGAACACCTAAATAAAATATCACAAACGCTTTATTCTGAAAAAATTATTTTTGACTGAATGTACTATCATATATAGTGCGAACACCATAATCAAGTACTATTCAATGATACTCGATTCTTTTCCAAATGTCAATATAATCAGAATAAACAACAAAAAACGACAAAAACCGTCCAGTGTTACCAGCACTGAACGGCTTAATATACATCCGAAGATGTACGACATGATTGACAAATATATTGTATCATCTTCGGACAGCTATCGCAATCGGAACATATATTCGATGGCTGTTATTTTTATACTTATTTTTAATATAATTAACGAAGGAGTGATATAAAATGCCTGAAAAAATTTTGAGATGTGCTATCTATATCCGTGTATCTACCTTCGAGCAGAGTGTACATGGAAAATCCCTACAAGCGCAAAAAGAATATTTAGAGCACTATGCCAAAGAACATAACATGTCTGTCGTTGGAGTGTATGCAGACGAGGGAAAAACCGCACGAAAGGAACTTAAGAAACGAAAAGCTATCCATGCTCTGATAGAGGATGTAAAGCAAGAGAAAATTGATGTGATTCTCTTCTGGAGACTCGACCGTTGGTTTCGTAGTTTAGCAGACTTCTATAAAGTGCAGGACGTTCTTGACGAATATGGTGTGCGGTGGATCTCTGCATCTGAACCCGGAATCAACATGGAGACGCGTGATGGCAGGCTGCAATTGAATGTCGTACTATCGTTTGGGCAAAATGAAGTTGACACAACCTCTGAACGTATTAAATTTGTAAACGAAGCATCTATCAAGAATGGACGTCTGATTTTCGGCGAAGCAAATATGCCATTCGGCTATAAATCTGGTGTAGTTGACGGAAAAAAATGTATGATTAAAGATCCCGAAACGGAACGCATGGTAATAGACTTCTTTCGGCATTATAAAAAACATCAGGGAAAACAAGATGCGCTGAAATACATGCAGCGCACTTATGGAATCTATTTTTCTTATGGTATGCTTAAAACTATGCTTTCTAGCGAATTTTATAAGGGTACATATCGAGGATATCCCTACTGTCCTGCGTATCTTACAGAAAAAGAATGGAATGAAATCCAAGAAATCTCCGTCCGTAATGTAAAGCGGGCACCATCAGGTCGAGTATATCTATTTACAAGTCTAATGCGCTGCCCTTCGTGCGGTCAGAAATTGGTCGGAACCGGATGCTCATCAATTTCAAACCGTAAAACCGGTAAAAAGCGTACCTACTGCTATTACCGTTGCAACAAAGCTTTAGCTGATCATCTTTGTCCAAATAGACACCGCGTAAGTCAGAACCTTATCGAACAATATTTGCTCGAGAACTTATCTAGTGAATATGAAAAATATAAAATAAGAAGCAATAAAATTAATGAGGAGAAAAAGAAAGTTCGCAAAGCAAAAAATCCTGCACAGCTGAGTAAGGAGATGGAAAGACTTAATTTGCTATTCCAAAAGGGAAGAATATCTTTCGATTATTACGATGAAGAATACCAGCGATTAGAAGAGGAACTCGCTTTCGCTGCCTCTGATCCTTCACTTGAAGAACCGAAACGCAATTATTCTGAGCTAGAAAAGCTTCTGCGGACAGACTTTAAAGAAATGTATGATTCTTTATCACTTGAGAATCGTAGGGCATTTTGGCGGTCCATAATAAAACAGATACACCTTAATGATGATTGCACAATAAAAGAGGTAGATTTTTTGTAAATTATTTTGTACTAATTATATTGCCCCATTTGGTGCCGATAAGACAATGACCGCCGTTCTCTCCGGCGAGGCAGATATCGGCTTTATGGGATCAGAAGCTTCCATCTACACTTACAACGAAGGGGCTAATGATTATGTCGTCAACTTTGCACAGCTGACACAGCGCGCAGGCAACTTCCTTGTCGCCCGGGAAGAAATGCCGGATTTCTCATGGGATGATCTAAAAGGAAAGAAAGTACTTGGTGGGCGAAAAGGTGTCATACATATATTAATGTAA